AATGACGGCATTTTAGAGGCGTCGTAATCCTTATCGCCTTCATTACCGGTCGGGTTATACCAACGCCAGCCGGTCGCGGCGCCGAATAAAAGAACGCTTGTGTTATTCTCGATATCTTCGCTCTTGAATTGCTTTCCGCGCGCTTCAAGACGGATGCGTTCATCCTGAATGCGCCGACGAAGTTTCGTCATTCGATCGTCGTCAAGTGACACCATGGTCACAGCAATGCCGAGCGGTTCACGCGTTTTGGGGTGAAGAATTTCCACTTCGCGATCAGTCGGCTTGATCGCTGCGATATCGTTGGTCGTTTCCGGAACCTTGGTCATCGGTTATTGCTCCACAAAGAAAGGGCGGCGGGAACCGTGCCCCGCCGCCCTAAATCTGTCAACCCGGTCAAATTTTAGGCAATGACCGCACTTGTCGGCGCCGCGAAACCGTCCGCCTTGCCCGCGTTGTTTGTGCCGGTCACCTTGGCGGTAATGACCTTGCCGATATCGCCCGTTACCGGGATATAAGTCTGGTTTGTGGCGCCCGCGATGGGCACACCGCCCGCATACCATTGATAGGTGCGAACGATCGTCGCATCGCCGGTGAATGTGCCGTTGCTGACAGTGAGAACCTGATTGACTTGTGCCGTCCCGGTGATCGCCGGTGCAACGGTGAGAACGGGTGGATTGCCCGCACTGGTCGGATCGACCACGATTTCACGCTGGTTCAAGCCGAGCGTAAAGGTTTCAAGATCGAAATCCTCGTTTCGACCAAGCGGGCGCTTCGGCCCGGCGACAAGACCGCGATTATAGATGATCGTCGGCGTGCCGCCAACATAGGTCGGATCGTTGCGAACGATCTTGAATGCATAGTTGAAATTCTGTTGTGCGGCGGCACGCAAAATGATCTGACCGGGATCGGTCGGAATACGCGCAAGCTCGATTTCCGGCGATCCGGCATCGGTCAGACCCTTCGCCTTCTGAACGGTCCCGGTGCCCCACGTGTCATAGGTCAAAATATTGGTGGACGACCCGGCTTCGCCGTGCGAGCCAACGCCCTTCACTTCCACCCAAGCCAGCGCTTCGTAACCGGCTTGGTTCAAGTCGGTATTTTGCGGCGTGGCGCACACCCAAAGGGTTGCCCCGGCATTGGTGTTGACGAAAGCGGCGGGCGGGAAAAGCGCCACAGCGGACGCGAGCAGGCGAGAACGAAGGCGCATGACGGTTCAACCCCTCATTGAAAACACTGATAGCGGATGCTAGCGGGAAAGAGCAATTCGCTCCCTTCCTCTAGAACACCCGTCAATTTCGGTGTGTCATTTATCTTCACTTTTTGCAACCATCTATCCTTAGAGAAATAGCCTGCGATCGATCGCAAGACGCCCAACGGCGTTAATGCACCGGCATCATTGTTCGGCCAATGCAAAATTAGCCTGAACACGCCGCGATAATTGACTTCATTACCCCATGCGGCATTTTCGTTGTTCGGTATAAAAACCAATTCGAGCCATTTTTGATCATTGGGCACTTCCCATGATCGCCCTACATACCTGATCGGTAAATTGGAAAAAATGGATGCTGTCACGGCATCGCCAACAGCACCTTGAAGAATTTCAAGAATTTCATCATCGATCATTTCGTTATTCGCTTTCTGATATCATCGGTGACAGATTGAACGATTTGCGGCCATCGTTGTGCAGCAGTTTCAAGGAAACCGTCATATGCTTCACGATAGATCGCATAGTTAGCAGTCCAACCGAAAAAGAATGTCATCCCCAATGTGAACCGTGATAACGTCAATTGAACGTTTTGTTCGTCGTAACGGTAAAGCGAACCTCTAGCTTGATCGGCTGAACGTTCGGACGGATTGACCGACGGTCCTGTCGGCATTCCGTCGAATGAACCTTGACCGGAGGCGCGAAGGAAGCCGGTATCGATCCGCATTCTACCGCCTTTATAGATCGACAATTGTGCCATATCTACGGTTCGTTGAACGCTTTCGCGGAAAAGCGCGGTCATACGCTTTTCATTGACCGCAATCATTTCATCAACTTGTGCGGTGAATTTTTTCGCCACGTGGTCAAATTCCTGTTGATTTCTGCGCTCACAGCCGATAATTCGCGTGCGATGGCATATGACCCTACCTTGATCGTGACGTTCGAAAATCGTGCGATGGTTATCGATAGCCTGATGGCAATCGGTTTTCCGCCGAGTTATCTTGCGTCATTGACCAACGTTGCTCTAGCTAATCTGTATCACGGACAGGGCGACGCGGCTAGTCCTAGCGCAATTCAACGTGAAACGTCACGTGCCATCGTTGCGACCGTGATGGCTATGCCGAACGGGTCTTTTCCCGATGAAGAACTGGTTCGCTATCTGGCGCGCGATGAATGCTCGCGAATAATCGCTGGATTACCGCCGCAACGTATCGAAATCATTACACCCGCAACCACGGTAGAGTTGAACGGCCCCCTTCATTATTGCACTGAAAAGGTCATTCGGATCGCTTCTATCGGCCACCCAATCCTATTGGTTGGCCCGGCAGGATGCGGTAAAACGACCATCGGCGAACACGTATCGCGAGCCTTACAACTGATTTTCTATATCACAAGCACCATCAACGATACACATGAATTACTCGGGTTCGTTGACGGTCATGGGCGATATCACGTCACGCCATTCCGGCTGGCATATGAAAATGGCGGCGTGTGGATCGCCGATGAAATCGATGCTTGGGACGCGTCGGCGTTGCTGGCGGCAAATAGCGCTCTAGCTAATGGCTATTGCAACTTTCCCGACCGTGCCGAACCTGTCGCGCGTCATCCGATGTTTCGAATGATTGCCACAGCTAACACTTATGGCACCGGCGCCGATCGCGTTTATGTCGGACGCAATGAATTGGATGCCGCAAGCCTTGACCGTTTCGCGACGATCGATGTTGATTATGACGTGAACCTTGAACGTATGTTCGCCAACGGCGCGGATCGTTGGTTGGAACGCGTTTGGCAAGTTAGGCGGATCGTTCAAGAAAAGAACATTCGACATGTCGTGAGCAGTCGCGCCGTTGGTATGGGCGCCGCCGCATTATCGATTGGCCTTGAGTGGAACGACGTTGAAAATATTTATCTATTCAAAGGCATGTCGTCCCGCGATAGGAAGAAAATCGATGTTTAGAATGTTCAAGCCACGCTTTATTGAAATCACGACTGACGCGGGCTTTAAGGGAAGCGTCAACGTCGATCAAATCGTGTTTTTCTCACCGCTTTTCGATAACGTCCCTGCCGCCAAAACTCGCGCGTCAGTTATCGGCTTTCCAAGCGGTGCAACCCAACGCGTCATGCACAGCTATGACGAATTAAAAGCAATGATTGCGCGCGCATGATCATCGTTACCGGTCGCACCTTTGATAATCGTGAGTTATTGATGCGCTATAACGGGCGCTGGAATAACGACGATAAGCAATGGGAGTTTGACAATCTTTTACCATCGCAACTCACAATACTACAAGCAACGATCGGATTGATTGTTACCGAAATTCCGGAATATACACCTGAGCCGATCGAAACTATTGTAACACCGCGCGATCGATTTACCGGTTTAGGTCGATCAACAATTTACGGTGACGATCCGACATACCATAATTATTTCGCTGATCAAAATCCTACGGTGTTCTTCGGCTTTTCATCATTGGGCGCCTTTGCCGATTATATCGATCGCATACCGTCCGAAGTTTCAAGCGATCCACGCCGCCCGCACGGCTGGCATAAGGGAATGGTTGATTTCTACGGATGCGAGTGCATGGCGGACGCGCTCAAATTGGCCCGGAGCGGCTGGCGGGAAGGCGTGGAGCGTGCCGCCGAGATCATTGACCGGCTTTCACTTGCAAACCCGCGTGTCAAGCGTCGGAAGCCGTCTGTAGCGGGCGGTAACGTCAGTGTCGGGCGCATGCTCGCGGGTGACCCGCGACATATGAACCATCGGCCGCGTCAGCCCGGCAAGAAAACCGTAACGTTCTTTGTCGAAGCTGGAATGAATGCGAATATCAATGTCGAAACCGCCATTGCTCGCGCAGCTTTAATCGGCGCAATTGTTGATTTGATGGAAAATGTTGGTTATTCTTGTTCGATCATCGTAACCGATACATCAATTTATAAT